AAAACATTGGATAGATAGTTTTTCGATGTACATCATGTTTCCTTTCTAGTTGGCTTGTTTCATGCGTTGATCGCGAAGCTGTTGGGCATGGGCCTCCCAAAGTGCCTTGATGCTTGGATCATGGGCCGTGTCCCGTGCCTTCTCGCAATTTGCTATGCGTTGCTCGACGATGGTAAGCGTGGTCATTTTCATTAGTGAGAATAGTTCTGACTGATCCATTATTCTTCCCCCGCAGAAATTTTCTTTGCCATTTCGTAAACAACCGCACCGTCGGCTCGTCCATAATTCGGCAGTAGTCCTTGAGACCCGTACTCAAGAATATATTCAAGGAGCGGCTGATACTTGTCTAAAAGATTTTCCACATCACCCTCTAAAGAATCAACATCACAAGCATTTATCATAACGCCCATCAAATCATCTCCGCCTGTCTCTGGATCATAACCATCCATTACATCGTCGTAACTTTTACCAGCGGCACTACAAAAGTTTTCCGCAAACTTTCGCGCTTTTTGTTTATTTGTCACTGTTTGACTCCTTTTTTGTTAAAATATTTCCCCAAACTCTAAGTCTTAAATAAAACCCGTCTCCCTCCTTGTCCCAGACGTTGGACCAGTTTTCACCGTAATATTCAGTCAAAACCTGACACAGATCATGTTCAAATTCTTCGTTTAGTTTTCCATCAGTCATATCATTGTGACTCCTATATTTATGTGATTTGTCCCATAACAATAGGTATAAAAAAAAGGGTGTCAACCCTTTTTTAATTTATTCTGGAAATTTTAACTTCCACATGATGTACGGCTCGTCACATTTGCCGTCGCACATCTGCGCTGAAATAGACAGTGCATCAGGGTCCAGCGGTGACTTACCTACATAATGCCACTCGGCTCCTTGCTGTATCTGTTCGTCAACCGTTTTAAAAAATTCTTGGTTGTCGGTTATGAACAAACTTCCTATCGACATCATAAAAGTTGTAAATACTTCCATCAGTACTCCTCCTCTATTTCATTTATGCCGCACGGTCTCACCCACATTGGAGTCTCTTCACCATGCCAGCCCCCTTGTATATTAAACTCAAAAAACTCGAAGGCCTCTTCCTCAGTCATGCCGTCTCGTTTCATTAAAATCTCAATAACCTTATCTACGTTGTAAACAATCAAATCTTTCTGGCCGCACCGCGACCCGACTCCGATTATAGCTTCGTTCAAACCATCAGCTTTAAGCATTAAAATCTCTTAAAAAAATAGCAGTGAGGCGAGAAAAAAACATAAAACTCTGCCTCACTGCCACAGCGTCGCTGGTAGGAGTCATCGAACCAGCGCCGCTTGGGGGACTAACTTTTTCTAACACTATCATCGCCTTCCCCAAAAGTCTACTGGACTATTTTCAGTCCGCGTATAAAACAAATACCAAGCCGCGTTATCTTTTCCTGTATGTGGACTGTCCGGTATCCACTTTACCCGCCCAACACTTATAATCTTTTTGCAGTAAGGCAGATATTCGGTGGCTTGTCGGGTATGCATCCAATCCGCGTCAAACAGTAACCACGTTGGTGCTATCTCACAAAGGTGTAAAATCAAAGGGTGCAGGAACTTCCGGTCCCAGGGTGGGTTGGTTATAAAACAATCTCCATAGCAAGATTCAATGTCAAAGACATCAAGTGTCCCAACGTCATCGCGTTGCGGTTCAATGTCCGTGGCCCGTAGGCATTTATGCTCAAACATTTCCAAGTGGTCAACTAAAACACCGTTGCCTGCACAGGGCTCGTCAAAGACGGTTTTCTCTAACAGGTGAGGAAGAAGCGGCTCTACCGCAGTAAATGGTGTGGGGTAAAAGTCCCTCTTCTGCCTTTTAAAACTACCAGAGGACCGCTTACCCATCTGACTACATAGCCGATACGATTAGGACTACAGCATAAAAAGCAGCGGTTGCAACTACAGCGGTCATCATTATGAAGATCCCTTCTTCTTGGCCCGTGGTTCGGGGGCCTTGCTTACTGCTATGCTATTACCTGTTACTTTTTCAAGTATCAGGGTAAACTGGCCGGATATGGTGCGCCGCTCCTTCTCTGCCATGTCTTTTAAAACAAGGTAAGATTCGATCGGCACAACAACTGATTTCCATTTTTCTGGGTTCATAACTTAATCATCCTTTATTTCTGGGACACTATCGGATTTATCCACGTTAGTCAAGTTCCCCCAGTTATCACCTAGCGATATGTCGCTAGGGCTTGGTACTTGCAGTTCGTAAGCAGATTCCATTATCTTGCACAACTCTTCTGCCTCCTTCTTGTTTTTTACGGAAAAAGCCAGTTCGTCGTGTATCTGTACGAGCGGTATTTTATTCTTCTGTTCGTACACTGCGGCCATTGCCGCCTTCGTTTGATCTGCCGCGCTCGATTGAATTAGCCTGTTCAGTGCTTTGTAGGTGTAGGCACGTTTGATGTTGTCACCATACTCAATGTGAGCTTCGTCTTTTGGTAAAGCCCGTGCAGAAACAAACAGGTTGGGCTCCCACAAATCAAACCTACACTTGCGGCCTAGCAACGATCTGACAAACCCGCCCTTGTCGCGGTGCGACACTTTGCGCTGTACGGAGTCCATGAGTTCCTTAACAAAGGGTACATCATCGTGATACTGGCGCATGAGCCGTTTAGCCTCATCCGTTGACACATCCAACTGCTCGGCCAGCTTGGTCTGACCCATGCCGTACATAATCCCCAGGTTTATGGTCTTGGCTTGTTTTCTGGGAATGTTGGCGATGTCGGCTACCATCTGGTGAAAGTCGGTCTTGGGGTTTTCCCTGTATGCTTTTACAAAATCCTCGGAGCCCGTCAGTCCTTTGTTCGTGAGACTTGCAAAGTGTACTAGTATGCGCGGCTCTTGCTGGTCAAAGTCCATTGACGCCCACTTCTCTCCTTTTTCAGGTAGGAACAGGCCGCGTATTTTCTGTGCCATTTCCGGATTGCGCGACGGTATCTGTTGAAGGTTCGGGTTTGACATACTGATCCGACCGGACACTGTGCCTCCGCCTTCAGAGCGTAACTGATTAATATGACCGTGGATGCGGTCTTTTTCAGCATACCGGAATATACTGGACAGGAAGGTATTGCCCATTTTGTCGTACTCTCTTGCTTCCGCAATCTTCTGGGCAATGGGGTGTTCGTGCTGGGCTAAGAAGTTCTTTGTAAAACTAGGCAAACCTGTTTTGGTTCGACCGTAAGGTATCTTCAAATGGTCAAATACTTTTGCAATGCTTGCCGCCGCCCACAGCTCTACTGTAACGCCTGTTTCTTTTTTAACGTCAGCTTGTATGCCCTTTACAATTTTAAGGAGGTCTTGTTTAAGTCTCTCGGCAGAGTCGAGGTCTACTCGAACACCCTTCCAAGTCATTTCTATACAAAGCGGTAGGACGGCAGTTTCCATGTCAAAGACTTGCCATAGGTCTTCTTTGGTTAACTCCATCTTGAAAACTTTCCACAAATCGAGCGTAAGCTGGGCATCAGCCTCGGCATATTCCCCGACAAAACAAGCAGGTAGCTTGTAAAGCTCACCCTTTGGATCAACTCCAAATTCTTGTGCAGCTTCGCGTAAAGCGGCCTCTGATTTCATTAATCCCATGTAATCGTAAGCCACTGCATTGAGGGAATAACTAAACCTGTTTTCGTTTAACAAAGGTGCGGCCAGCATTGCATCAATAATCTTTCCGTTAAGCTCAATGCCAAGGCGTTTTAGCCAGCCAACGTCATATGCGGCATTGTAAAAAATTTTGTCGGACGGATGGTCCGCTATCTCTTTTTGAAACCAGCGCGTGACAATGCTCCTATCAAGGTTACCACCACCCTCATGGGCAATGGGCAGATAGGCGTTAAAACCTTCGTATGCAACGGCAAACCCTACCACATCTCCATGTCCGGTGGGCCACCCTGGACCGTGAGACTTGAGCCGTGGGTCCTTGGTCTCCAAGTCTATTGCAATTTCCGTAATACCTTCCGGCGTCTTCGGTAACTGCTCAATGGGAACCCACTCGGTCTTGACGCCCCACGTTGGTTTTTTAAGATTATTTTTCATTGTTCTTCTTACTATACTTTTCTGCCAGCAGTTTGAGTGAAAGCTGGTTATCGCGTTCCGCCTCTGCACACTCAAAAGCTACTGCCGCGTACCCAGCACCATCAATGTAATTATCTTTCTTTAAAACTCCTGACTTACGCCGTGCTATCTTCATAAGCTCCATCATGTTAGCGACATCTTCAGCAGACAAATCGCCGTTCTTGTTGTAGAGGTATCCGTTCCATAGTTGGGCAATGTTCTGGTGATTTTCCCACATTGAACCGTAATCAATTGCACGATCACCCCCAACTAAAGCTAAAGCTGTTTCCAGAACTTTCTTAGATGCGGCCATTGTACAGTGTCCTTTCTTCTACGGTTAATCCAATTTCCTTTGCGTGTTTGATTCCACTTGCCATGCCTTCAGATATGCCACGGTCTATGTATACCGCGCACAGATCTGCAACCGCGTACCATGCCAACGCTGAACTCATGCCAAGGTGACGTTCTTCTGGTATGTCATCGTCCAGCACTTGCGTGTAAAGCAAGTGAGAAACAAACGGTGACTCCCCTCTTGATAAAGAGTTAGCCATGCAGTCTCTTGCATAATCAATATTTTCAAACAAACCCCGTCCGCTGGCGTGATCACCTTTGTAAGGACTTTCAATTATTACTTTCATATGGCCCATCCCCTTTGTGAATCTTCAGGCATTTTTAAAATAAGGTTTTTCTTTGTTCGCGTTATTCCGACATATAAAACACGGTGAGCATCGTCAGGATTTTTCTCCATTTCTTTCAATGCCTTGCCCGACAAGTCTGTAAATAGTAGTACATTGTCGGCTTCGCCGCCTTTTGCACCGTGGATCGTGGACAGTTTAATCTTGGGCTTCTCGAATATATTTACGCCGCGATTGAGTAAGGCAGTAGCATATGCCCTGTCTTCATCACCAATCCTGTCCAACGCAACGTCCCATGTTGTGTCGGGCGTTTCTAGCCCAAAGTAATTTCGTAACACAGATATGGTAAAAAGGTCTTTCTCATCTGCGCCGCCCAACATTTTTTTAGCGCCGCGCTTTAAACGACCCGCTCCACTGGAGATGTGGTCATAAAGATTGACGGCCTCTTTCAAAGTAATTTCGTGACCCGCACCTTCCTGCATGTAGTTCCAAGAGCTAATAGCAGAGCGCACGTTTTTCTTCAAAGACGGGGTTCCTTTGCGCTCAAAGTACTGACCGCTAGAAGTAAGTTGATCTGCCAAGTCATCTAGCATGTAATTAGCTTGCGCGAGGACTAGCCATTCTTCGTCGCCAAACGAAATCATGTTTGCGTCGTAAATGCGTTGAACAGTGCCCTCTTCTTGTCGTGGGTCCCAGATTTTTTTCTGTCTGTATTGTATTCTTTGAACCACGGAATCTGCTATTCGGTGAACGCTTCGAGGTATTCGATACGATTGAGAAAGAACTTCCGACCCGCCTTGCAATGAAACAAAGTGGTTTGTGTCTGCTCCAGCCCAGCGGTAAATGCCTTGGTCATCGTCCCCCGCTACAAACATCCGTTGACAGCGCTCGTTCAGGCTATGAGCTACTCGCCATTGCAATGGTGTTAAATCCTGTGCTTCGTCTAAGAATATTGTGTTAAGAATAGGAAGGTTGCTTGGTCTCTCGGAAAGTTCGACCATCATATCGGTAAAGTCTTTCAAGCCATTAAACAGCTTAAAGCGCTCGTACTCGTTATATAAATGTTCAAACTCATAGAAAGGAATGACTAGATCAGTAGCATTGTAGGCGTACTTTACTCCTTCTAGTGAGTTTCGAGCCAGATCAATTGCCCGCATTATTGGGTTGTTAGATTTAAAAACCATAAAGCCGTCATCAACAATGTGCTCCGCTCCGGTAGAAGACAAGTCAACCCCTGTTTCTTTACTAAAGTCTTTAAGACCTTTATCTCCGAGAATGTCGGCATTCGACATACCAAGACTTTGAAATGCCAGACTGTGCAATGTACGGAAGTACATAAAATCTTTTTCAGGATCTAGGTTAAACCTTGCAACGGCTCTGTCCCGTGCTTCGTGGGCTGCTTTGCGTGTAAACGCAAAATATCCTATGTCGTTCGGGGACATTCCACCCGACAATAAGGTATCCACCTGATTTAACAGTGTAGTTGTCTTTCCGGTTCCTGGTGGTCCAAAATATCTAAACATTATCTTTTTTCAAAAAAACATCCAATTCATAACCAAGAGAGTCAAGTATCTGTTCAATCCTGTATATAGACAATTGCCGAGAAGCCTCGACATTCTCATACTCTGCTATTGTCCGCTGTGGTATCTTGGACTGATAAGCCAATTCTCTTTGCGTCAGACCTTTCTCTATCCGCAACTCGCGAAGAAGGCGGCTCCAGTTGATAGGTTCATCTCTCAAAACGGAAGATCCTCCTCGTCATCAAAGCGAGACTCAAACTTTTCCTCTATCTTTGCAAAAGACGGTATTGACCAACAACGTACTGTGCGACCCTTAATTCGGAACTGTTCAGATCTTCCATCTATGTCGCGAAGTCGTTGTGCTATTTTGTTTGAGCGGTACTCAAAGAACTTGTTACGTTTTAGAAAAGCCTCAAAGTCTTTTAATCTAAAGTATGTGCGACCTTCTTCCTCATCAGTCCAAGGACGGCGCAATAATATTTCTTCTTTGTCCATAGCAGATTGCATGTGCGTAGAGAACTCTTCAAGCATGTCGTAAAACTGACCGCGAAGGCTTGTGTCTTCGGAAGTTGTTATGACAGCACCTTCTGTGTCTAACATCTGAGACAAAAGTATGTTCATCATGGTTTCCCAAGCTTGCTTGGTAGTGGTGTGTGGCATGAAATTAATCTGTTCCATGCACAGTATCTGAAAGCGCGATTGTTTTTGAAGTCCTTCAGTGTCTAGTTCAACAGGAGACCCGTTGACATCAAGAAACCACAAAGGCGGTTCGCTGTCATACTTCCGTAAGTTGGCTACTGTTGGCGTATTTGCTCCACCACCTACCCCATGTTTTCGGCTACGGCAAAGGTCCTTGTTGCAAAAGTTGCAGATAGGTTGATCCGCACACTTGTATTGATAATCCTTTTTCTTTATCTGGTCCGCAACAATGTTTACTTCTTTAAGGTCCAGCGCAGGGTCCATAATCTGCTGATTATACTCAAGTATCTTTGTTTCCCAATCGTCGGGAAAAGCTTTTCTTAAATACACACCCAGGTTAAATAATCCATTGTTTCTAGTACCCTCTGGAAAGCCCTGCCGCAGTAAAGCCTGTAAGCAAGGGGGTCCGTCTTTAAGCTTTTCATCAACTTCTGGCACAGTCTTGGACATTAAATCATCAAGATCCTGCTCTGTTATTGCAGATCCCTCTGCCAAATTTAAAAATTCTTCTAGTGTTGCGGCACTGCCGTCTTTGTTAAATGCGTAGCGAAGACCACCTTCATGGTCAAAATATGGCAAGTTAAGAAAGTTTCCGTTGTCGCCGCGCTCTAACACCAATTTAATCTGCTTGGGAAATATTTCGCATCCGCCAAAGCCGATTTCTGCCGCAATCTCTTTTAACTTTAATTGAACCTTCTCCGCTTCAATCGGTTCCTTAAAGAACAGGTATAAGTGTGCTCCACCAGATTTGCTTCTGCACACAATCATAGGAACCCCAACCTCATCTAGTTTTTTTATTATTGCCGAGTGATCCAAGGGGTATTGGTCAACGTCAATTGCTCCCCAGCGGCAAAGGTTTTCCTCGTTAATCGGAACAACCCCTATGCTAACCTTTCCCTTAAGGTGCGCCTCAAAGGTGGCGGCGGTCCGTGGTTCGTGGACAAATTTGTATTTGCCTTTTTGCTTACCACGAGCGTCCTTGGTGGTCATATCCAGAGAACCATACGCCCTGTTCAGACCACGGAAAATCCGCGCAAATTTTTCGATTTGTTTTTTCATTTAAGCAAGAGGGGGAGGTTGCCCTCCCCCACCAGACCTAAAAGGGTACGTCGTCGTCAGAGAGGGTTTCTTCATCCCTGACATGCTTGACATTTACCTGACCAGCTTGAATGGATTCGGCAAACAACTTGGCCTCTTGGTAGACGTTTACGTCTTCGACAACGCCGTCTTTGCTTATCTGCCACCCGTGCCAAGAACCGTTTTTGTTTTCTTCAGAAACTGTTTCCAGTTTCCATATGTGAGAAAAGCGTGGTGGAGTAAACAGGTTTCCATTACCGTCCTTCATCTTCAAAGACCGCATAGCAGAGTTCCACTGTTTAGACTTCTTAAACTGTGTGGACTTCATAGGCAGTAATGCCTGTTGAGTCACGCCGTCTTCGTCAACGACAAGAACGTAATGCTGGGCGGTGCGCTCAAGATAACGACCGTTTCCATCAACAACATAATCCTTATTGTCATCACCGCGTTCAGTTACAGGTATGTCGTCTCCTGCCCCGTAAATAGCATGCGGAGCTCCTGTGCCAGTACCGCGAGGCTCCCACTCAATGTACTGTAGATTGTACGCACAGTTTATAACACGAACGCCGTCTTTACCTTTGATAACGTCTTTTGTTACGGTGTTGTAGATGTCACCAGCTTTGGCGTTGTCAAGATCATCCAATTCGTCAGACATCTTTTGCAGTACCTTAATAAACGGAATTGCAAGGTCTTCTGAACCAAGATTGTTAACACCTATACCAGCATCTGCCGCGAACATGTTTTCGTCCATTACCGCTACTTCTGCGGACTTCTTTTTGGCTACTGCTTTTGCCATTGTTTATTTACTCCTTTTGATAGTTGCTCGTTGTGAGATGAAAGCCCCGAATAAATCTAGCGGGACGGGGTCCCCCGCTTCTACTCGCTCTCGTAACCAAGCTTTTAAGGTCATAGGCTCGACCTTCTCTAGCTGGCTAGGAACGAATCCTTGTTGGCTACACAATCCTACAAACTCTTTAGCTGTCTCATCCTCTCCACGGCCAAAAGTTACTGTGACATTATTCTTTACAAGGTCACCAAAATCGTGGTCACGAAGCCATTGAAAAGCTTCTTCTTTACGATCTTTTGGAATGCTTGCAGCATAAATTGGTTTTACGGCAATTTCAGAGCCGTCCACTAAAGTAAATTTCTGAAGGCCCATAACTTCAAGAGCTTCGGGCAATTGCTCGTCGGTAATTTTGTGCAATGCCGCTTTCTTTTCCTTCATAAGCTTTTCAGCGTCGGCGAGTTCTTGCTCCAACGTGGCGGCTTCTTTGGCCAGCCGTGAAACAGAATCAAGCTTGCCTTCTTCTAACTGGTCTATCTTGTCGGGGGTTGCCTCAGAGTCAGAGGCCATTTCTGCTAGTAAATCATTCATTCTTTAATTGCTCCTGTTTAATTGCATCGGCGGTTGACTGAACCGTCAAAAACCTTTATATGGGTATTTATCCGATGATGCAAGAGAAATCTGAATGAAAAAATATATTTTTGAAACCGATCCCTATGACCACCAGCGGGAAGCCTTTGCGGGTAGCGCGGAACAGGAAAATTACGCGCTTTTGATGGATATGGGTACAGGTAAAACGAAAGTTTGTATAGACACAATAGCACATTCGTTTGAAAAAAAGAAAGTACAACTTGCTATTATTGTTGCGCCCAAGGGAGTTATTGCAAACTGGATAGGTGAGATAGAAACGCACCTTCCAAAACGTATAGAACGAGAGGTTGTTCTGTGGAAACCAAACCTGACAAAAGCTAAACGTAAAGAACTTGTAGATTTGTATAAAGAAAACAACAATTTAAAGTTTTTACTTATGAATATAGAGGCGTTTAGCACTAAAAAGGGCGTAGATGTCGCAGAATTTTTTGTAAAGAAGTTCAAGGTTTTTATGGCGGTAGACGAGTCTACAACTATTAAGAACCGTCAGGCAAAACGAACTAAATCTATCTGTGACGTGGGCCGTGGTGCGGTAATGCGGCGTATTCTTACAGGATCTCCTGTCACTAAATCGCCAATGGACTTGTATAGCCAAATGGATTTTTTAAACCCTAAAATACTTGGTTTTAAAAGTTACTATGCTTTTCAAGGACGCTATGCTGTTGTACAGCGGCGGACAATGGGAGCACATTCTTTCAACAACATCGTCGGGTTTCAACGTCTTGATGAGTTGACCGAGACATTAGACGGTCATAGTTTCAGGGTTCGTAAGGAAGATTGCCTTGATTTGCCGGACAAGGTGTACATGAAGCGCGAGGTAGAACTGACTACAGAACAACGCGACGCCTACGTTCAGATGAAGAATTTAGCACTGGCAAGGTTGGACAGTGGTGACTTGTCCACTACGCAAAACGTACTGACACAGATCATGCGTTTGCAACAGATATGTCTGGGTAGCCTGACAGATGATGACGGCGTCGTTCACCCTTTAAAATCTAACAGAAAACAAGAACTGATGAGCATTTGTGAAGAGGTTCAGGGTAAGGCAATTATATGGGCGACTTGGACGCAAGATATTCGCTCTATTGCCGAGGCCCTGCGCGACCGCTTCAGCGTACAAGCGGTTGCAACGCTCCACGGTGAAACACCTGACTCGGAAAGGCAACAGATCGTGGAAACTTTCCAAGATCGTCAATCTGAGTTACGTTTCATTGTGGGGCATCCTAAAACAGGAGGCTACGGTCTTACTCTTACAGCGGCAAACACTGTAATTTACTTTAGCAACAGCTATGACCTGGAGCTTCGCCTTCAGTCAGAGGACCGCGCACACCGGATTGGACAGGAAAACAAGGTCACCTATATTGATCTCATCTCGCCGAAGACTATTGACGCGAAGATTGTCACCGCTTTGCGTAACAAGATTAAGATAGCTGATACGATACTAGGCGAAGATGCTAGGGACTGGTTATCCGACTAACTGCCTTGGTTTACGTTTTACGGACATAATACCAGACTTCTCTATGTAGCCTCCATGTTTAGCAAACAAAGGCATCCCCAGTTGACTTAAACCTGCAAGCGTTTCTTGCGAGGCAGGAGCTTGAGCCATGGGCGGTGGTCCAGCAAGAGACACTTGACTAAGTGCGGACGCTGGCACAGGAGCCCTTGGCGGAGGCATAACAGAAGCAACTTGCTGTGGAGGATCTGCAACCAAGGCATTAAGAGGAAGTTGCAAGGAGGACTGTGGCCCGATACTTTCATCATCGGGCTCTCTCATTTCAGTAGCTCCGGCCCCAATTTCAAACACAGTTCCGGGTCTTTGACTTAAACGTTTTATGCGACGAGCATTGTCTGAAATAAACTTTTTATGAGCATATAGCTGCGCTCGTTTAAGAAGACCCAATTTTTTATTTGGGTCCATAGTGGGCCATTTGTCTATTGCTGCGGCAGCAACTTTAGGGTTCATTAAAAACTCAACAATTAAGTTTTCCATGGCCTCACCACGAACGTTGCCGATTACGTTTATGCCATACCTGCGACCTAATCCTGTTAAAACTAAACTACTTACTGGAAGAAACTTTGCGCTCCACCCTCCTAGAAAACGCCCAGCGTTTCCGGCCCACTCGTCAGATACAAGATCTTTAATTTCAATATTTTTAGTAGCCGACGAGCCTATTTCCTGTTGAAGACGTGCCCCCTCTGCTACTTTTGCAAAAGCTGCTGCGGCGTCCGGCCCATATAAGTCACCGAGTAATTTCCCTACTTTTGGGTCTTGGGCAAGTCCAAACAATTTTTGAGGGTCCCAGAGTTTGACTTCAGCACCGCCTATAAGGTCTGAAAATCTTCGAGCTTCCTTAGCTGCTATGGTTCCTTCGTCTGGACCAGTTAAGCCGCGTTGAACTATGTTTTCAGCAACCGCTTGTTTAAAGCCATCTAAAGCGGGGTTTGTACCATCAGGAAGAGCTCCGTTTTCAAGAACTTTTAATGTTTCGTCTAAAGTTTTCGGGTTGCTTAAATACCGGTCAACAAATTTTTGTCCTATGACAAGAGGATCTGCTTCGTCTAAAAAAACAGCGGCTGAACTAAGGTTTGACTCTCTCTTAGCCGATTCCTCAACAAGAATACGAAACCCTTCTTCTGTAAATTGTTCGTTAAATGCGCCATCTTTACGCATAGCATCTACTGTTTTATCTAAGTTAGCCTTAGTAGCAGACCTCATTGAATCTACGACACGTTCGGCAGCAACAAGATCTTCAAAACCCGTAGGTTTTCCAGTTGCTTTTTTAAGCCAATTTAACGCGGCACTGTTTTTTTCTATCCACCTAGCAGCACCGGACGTGTCAAATTTATCTCCAGAACCATATGTACGAAACCTGTCCCAAAGAGTGTCTCGTATAAGCTTAATGTTAGCTTCTGTTGCAGGGGTGTTCTCAGACACTTTAAGGCCAAGAGACCTGCCTCCATCTACTCTTATTGATTCAAAAGGAGCAGGTGGTTCTGTAGCATATCTTTCTAAATTATAGTTAGGGTCTAATTGAGCCGTGACACTTCCATCTTCCGCTTGAACAAGCCGGAAAGGCGTACCCTCTCCAGTAGCTATAGGTGTTAAAGCAGTCTGAAGTTCGCGCAAAGAAGTTTCTTGTCCCGTAGTTGGAGCAATCTTTTCAATAGCTCTTTCTACCGAAACTTGAGGTTCGCCTTGTCTTGTAAACCCCCGTAATTTTCCAACAGAACCTTTTTCAAACAACTGTTTTTTAGCTGCGGTCATTTTTCTAGCAGCATCTAAAGCAATAGTATCCACTGAAAAATTTTCAGGGTCTGCAACAGCCCGCTGCAAATCGTCTATGATACGACCAATAGACATCACTTTCTGTGGGTTACGAGAAGGTCCTCCTTGTTCGACGCTCATTTCTCTTTTTAGTATAGAAATAATGTTTTGCACTTCTTGAGCGCTTCTTCCAACAGGTATACCATCTTCCGTTTTAACACCAAGAATACTTCGATTATTTATTTCATCTTCAAGCTTTACCGCGCTCCCTTCATACACAACTCCCTTGCTTAAAGAAATTTCTAGATTACCTTGCGCTTTTTCTAACTTTATCTGAGATTCGTTTAGTCTAGTCTGCGCTTTTTCAAAATCATCTTGAGCTTTCTTTAAAGCAGGATTTCCTAAGTTTTGCTTAGACAATTCTGCAAGTTTTGCTTGAGCTCCCGTCAATTTTTGTTTAACTGCGTTAGCCCGCCGAATAACTGTTGTGTCCTCTATGGTTGCACCATCTGGAATTTGTTTCAATTCGGCTTCAAGCCGAGCTACTTCTGCGCGAGCCGCCACAACTTTAGGGTCTGTAAAATCTTCCTGATTAATTTTTGCTAAGTTTTCTGTAGCTAGATCTAGCTCTCGTTGGCGTTCTGCAACAACAGCCTCTTGGCTTTTTACAACCAAGTTCTGTTTAGCAACTTTCTGAGCATCTGGTCCGCCGCCTTTAGATGCTTGGTCTGTTAAAGAATCACGACCAGCTAACTTCCAAAGATATTTACTTTGATTTACGTCTTCTCCAGCATCCAGAGCAGCTACCTTCGCGGCAAAATGCTCCCCTATTGGAACACCGTCTATAAGTATTTCAGGACCTAAATCAGCCCCTTCGGCACTTTTTACTGAATTTGTTTTTGGTTGATCTAAACCTGCAATGTTGTTCCAGAGAAGATCTTCATAAGAATCTATCTCTTTGTAAGCTGTACCCATCTCACGACGAATCCACATGTTAAAAAAGTCACGGTCAGAATCGCTCATGTTGTCGGGCATACTGTCCCGAATAGCCTGAATCCTTTCTTGAGCATCAAACAAAGCTTCTTCGCGGGCGTTATCTATTTTAGACAAAGAGCTTTCGTAAACATTTGTCAGAGCCTGCGACTGCTCTGGATCAAGAACCAACCGCCCTTCTTGAAAGGCTCTTATACGATTTGCGTTGTATTCAAAATTATTTGTAGCAAGACCTTGTTCGTAGTCTGCTTTTAAAATTTCATTCGGTATGTCCTCTCCTACTTTACCACCCAAATCAAGTTTAAAAATAGATTCATTTAATGCTGCGAATATTTTATCTCTGCGATCTATCAACCTATCAGAGTATCTACTATAAGCTGTGTTGCCTACGTTACCTCCTGCGGTAAGGGTTGCTAAATGCCCTTCCTGTAAAGTAGAAAACTTTCGTAAATTTTGAATTAATTGACGTTGTTCTGCAACCTCTGCCGCAGGCATGTTTTTCTCTGCTGCATTAAGTTGAGCTTCTAATATGCGAGCTTCGTTACGTGCAAGTTGAGGAGTAGTAAATGCTATTCGAGTAGTTCTGTCTATGTCGCGACCTTCTGCTATAGCAAGTTTAAATTGGTCATGGACTCCAATAATTTCGTTGCGGTCCTTCCAGTCACCTCCCATTTTAGAAAGAGAACGGGTAGCGGCTCTTTCTACGCCTTTTGGTGTTAAGCTTTCCATTGCACCTCTAGCAATCCGCAACGGTATTCGAACAATTGGTGTTTTTAAGGCAACGTCATAAACCGTAGAACCAACCGTCATGCCTGCAACAGGAACCGCAATTCCTCCTCCTGCCATAACGGTGTTTTTCATCCACTGAGGAGCTTCCGGATAAGCAGCTTCTAAAGCTTCTAAACTTGTCACCATTCCTGTTCCTGCAAGAGCACCCGCACCCGTTTCAAGTGATGCTGCTTTTAAAGGATTATTTATTCCAAGCTCACTTATGGCTTCGTAAACCCTTTGCGTCGTAGGATCTCCTGGTAATTTAGCTAAATCTCCAGCAATTTTTGTAATCACAGCCCCTTCTGCGGGAGCCCCAGCTATAATTTGTGTAATTAATGAAATGTATTTACGAGCCTTGGTGCTTTCGTCAGGAGTAGTGTCAAACTTGAAAGCACTAAGCACCGCGTCAGACAACCCTAAATCATAAGGAACTTCTATATCTGTATAAGGTATCTTACCGAAAGTCCCCATTTCTTTATCTAAGTAAGCGTCTGCTTCACGAGCAACGTCACCTATGTTCTCCATGCCTCTTGCTATTTGTTCGCTGCCGCCAATTACATCTTTTGGATCTACAGAAAGATATCGTTCAGAGGGCATGTCACCCTCAAAACCTTTAAAAGCCCAATCTAAAAGATTTATAGGAGTGTCTATGGCTGCCTGCGTTATTAAATTTCCAATATCAGCAGGCGCACCAAGAAGATTAGCAGGAGTTCTTTGGATAGCAGGAGAAATAGTCCCACCTACAATGGTTTCCGGTCCTTGACTTAAAAATTGAACATCACCTAAAACAGCATCCATTGCACGGAAGGCAGGACTTCCGTCTTTGTTTATTTCTTGTTCTAAGGTAACAGGATCTATGGTTACAGAACTAGGAAGATCAAAATAAGTAGAACCTCCATCAATACTTCCTTTGTACTGAAAACTGCCTCCAGGTTCTACAACAACAGAATCTGTATCGATAATTATTTCAGGGTACAACTGATGTTTTAATTGCGGCATTTTACCTGTCCAGACTGTATGTTTTTAGTAAATAATTTCTATTAAAATCTAATTCTTTTTTAGGAACGAGATTTTTCCATCCGGCATCGCCAACGTATGTTACTGTTTTAAATCCTGCTTTTAAGTTTTTAGGATCTTTAGGAACAGGAAGTCCTTTATCATCTACTTTAATAAGTTTGTACGATACCGCCCCTCCTGTCGTATTTCTTACTGCGGCATACCCAAAGATTCCGTCATCCCGAAGACTTTTCATGTATTTTCTTGAAAACTGAGGAATAGGTTGTTTTGTAACAGCGTATTTGCCTTGATTAAAATAAGGGCTGTAAAAGTTGTTTTTAGGAGTAATGCTTTTAAGGTCAATTCCAAGCATTGCAGCTTTCTCTAATGTAGCAGATGAAATATCAAAAGTACCCGCATTGGTCAAACCGCTTTTTACAAGATTTTTTAAATAGCCCGTTAGCTGATTCAATTTATCCTTATTAAAATCGTCAGACTCATTTAATTTTACAAGGACGTTTTGAGCGCCTTTTAAATCTCTATCGGTATACCTCTGTTCTCCTGTTTCCTTTAGAATATCTCGCGCAAAAAGCTGTTCAACTATAGGTATTGTAGCAATAAAACGATTTGCAGCTTGCTGGCCCTCTGGTGTTCTAAAATATCCCCCAACGTTTAACCCCAAAAACTTTTTGAGGTTCGCCTCTAAAGGACCCGTTACAAAACCGGTTACGCCACTTTGCTTCATAGCATAATCAAGCTTTTGCAATTGCGCTAACATTTCCAGCGACTTGTCCAGAACTTCCGCACTTGCCGCAGCACCAGGGGTTGATATAGCTTTGGTTAACTTTTCCCGTTCTGCGTTAAGTGCGTCATTAACAACAGTAAGCTGCTTGCCTCTTGAATCGGCTGTTTTAGTGCGAAGTTTAGAATTTATACCTGTCTCCTTAGATATTTTTTCCGCTAAAATGCGATTTTGAATACTACTTGAATCAAGGTTTCTTACCTTAGTTGCTCTTGTTTCAATAGTCGCAGCATCGGAGTCTATAGGAAGAGGAGCTGGACTAACCGTTAACGGCCCAAAATCCACACCCAACTCACTAAAAAGAACAGCCTTGCCCGTTCCGGTTCGCAAATCTTTATCCTCACGCGGAAAAGGAAGGTTATTCAAAGTACCTTGAACATCAGTGGCAAAACCCGAAACCGCATTTTTATAAGCCGCCGTTATTGCAGCAGGGTCAGTTATTTGCTCGCGGCCCATCACAACCCCAGCCGGAAGTTGGTCTTCCTTAGATAAACCTAAAGCACCTAAACTTTTACTGAGCTCTCTTGCAATAAACGTGTTGTTAATGTCTGCGGGTTGTTGTCCCGTTTTTATAGAGTCAAAAACATTCAAATAAGATGCACGGAGGTTGTTTGCGTAAACCTGTTGTTCGGATTCCGAAAGATCTTTCGTAATAATTTCGCCGGTGTCTTGATTGACGCCTACAACTTTGCTAAACGGGAAGTTTTCACCCGGTGTTAAATCAGGGTTAGCCGCAAACTTTTTAGCGTCAAACCTAACGGATGTTTTACCAAGTCCCTGCTTTTCTTGCTGGTCACCCATTTGAGCCACCATGCCTCGAAAACTATCCAAGAATTCTGGATCTTTTGTGCCTTTAGGCGTGGTGGCGGGGCCTGTTGGCTTCTGAAACATCTCATAGTTACCAAGTTCACTTCCAATAGTAATGTCCTTGTTATTGTCACCGCGAACTTGACTTGCTGTACCATTTTTAAAAACAATTTTTGTTTCAACTAAAGGACCGTACTCTTTAACACCATCTTTAATTGCAAGAATTTCTCTAGCCATACCCGCGTCAGAAACTTTTATCGTGTCTTTTCCTGCGGGTTTGCCAAGACCGTACTTGCCAAGATCACTTGCTTTGACGAGCGTCTGGTCCGAAAGAAGAGGTTGTAGTTTTAAAGTCTGTACGTTGTAAGGTGCTCCGGTATTTTTTTGTTGTCGAACTTGCATCTGACCCTTACCATCAGCCTGCGGAACATAATCCCACTTGCCGGATTCGTCCTTTTGTATAACGTAGTAGGGCGTTTCCAAAAGTCCTGAAGAAGCCTCCGGCGCTAGTTTAGTTGCAAGATCACGAAACGCAGCATCCTCCGAAGTGATCTGCTGCAAAGCCATTGCCTTTATCTGACGATCTTCTGCTGCTTTAGCTGCGTCAGAAGCTTGTCTTTGTTTCATCATCTGAGTGGCAACTGCACCTGCGTCTCCTGCAAGAGGCGAGAGAAGTTCTCTGGACAAAGTGCTTACTGTAGATTCTCCACGTTGAGGGGTAGCTCCTGCGGCAGCAAAGCCGCGTTGAGCTAAGGCTAAACCAAGTTGCAGCTTCCCTAAATTTTGTGCTTCTTCTAGTTGCTTGGCATAGTTTGTCTGTCCTAAATACTTTTTCAGTTCCGCTTCTCGTGTTCGGACAGCGCTCATATCTGGTTGCATTAAACCAGCTAAACCACCCCCCTTACCAGCTTGTCGAAGAAGGTTAAGGCGATCTATGTAGTTTTGAATTGACATTTAAACTTCCTTTAAGCCATACCTTGGCCCATGGGCCCTGCATCTTGCATCATAGCTTGTAACATCATTGGATCCATACCCATAGGATTTTCTCCGGTTGCCATTATACCGGCTGGTCCTTGGGCCATGTTTCCTACAGCATCAACCAAGGCTCCTGTCTCTGCGGCCATTCCGTCCGAAACTGCGCTCTTGGCTGCTAATTCGGTAATACCACCGCCTAAACCGCCGACTTCTGCTAACTCTTCCTGCATCAAAGCACCAATGCCTTGGTCTATCTGAGCAAGTTGCAGGGTTGGTTGCACAAGGGCTAACACGGAATCTGGTGTTCTTTGAGCGTCCTCTGGTCCAACGACC